AGAAGGGGTTTATCATTGGGTAATTAAAGCAACACAAACAAGTGATAGCGAAACTTTAATTATTGATACAGGTATTATTGAAGTTAAATATGATGCTTTCGATCATGCGGGTGATACAAGAAGCCATGCAAAAATTATGCTTTCTAAAATTGAAAGTTTACTACAGGGAAAAGCAGATCACGATGTAACAAGCTATTCTATTGGCAACAGAAGTTTATCCAAAATGTCGCCTGCTGAATTATTGGAATGGAGAGATTATTACAGAGCAGAAGTAAACAGAGAAATTAGAAAAGAAAGAATCGATAGAGGCGAAGGCACAGGTAACACAATCAAAGTAAGATTTGATGGTAATTTGTCAAATAATCCATATTCTAAATATGGATCAAAGTTTAATTGGTAAAAATGGGAATCTTAGACAAACTTTTTAAAAAAAGAAAAATACAAAATAAACGAAGCTATAATGGTGCTAGTACAGGAAGGTTAATGAATGACTTTCTTACGACCACTCTTGCTGCTGATTCTGAGATTAAACAAAGTTTAAAAACTTTACGTGCAAGAAGTAGAGAGCTCTCAAGAAATAATGCCTATGCTAGAAGATTTATAAATGCTTATGTAGATAATGTAATTGGTCCAAATGGTGTACATTTACAAGTTAGAAGCAGAGACCCAAATGGTGCTATAGATACATTTGCTAATAATATTATTGAAGCACAATTTAAAAAATGGGGTAGGTCTGTTACTGCAGACGGAAAAATGTCTTGGTTAGAAGCACAAAGATTGTTTGCAGAAACTTATGCTCGTGACGGTGAAGTAATTGTAAGACTAATTAAAAACTTTGATAATCCTTATAGGTTTGCTTTTGAATTTATTGAATCAGATTTTTTAGATCACGAATACAACGATGAAAGCAAAAGAATCAGAATGGGAGTTGAAAGAGATATTTTTGGCAGACCATTGTACTATCATATTTTAAAACACCACCCTAACGATACATCGTTTCCAATTTATGAAAATTATTCTAACAGATACCAAAGAATACCTGCTGATGAAATAATACATTTCTATCATCAAGAAAGACCACATCAAACAAGAGGTGTTCCACCATTATCTTCATGTATTAGAGATTTAAAAATGCTTGACGGGTATATGGAAGCAGAATTAGTGGCCGCAAGAGTATCAGCTAGTAAAATGGGATTTTTTAAAAGTGGTGGAGCAGACGGTTATCAAGGTGAAGATTTAATTGATACACACACACCAGTCATGAGTGCTTCTCCAGGCAATTTTGAGCAATTGCCACATGGTATGGAGTTTCAAGCATTTGACCCACAGCATCCAACAACAGCTTTTAAAGATTTTACTAAAAGTATTTTGCGTGCAATAGCAAGTAGTCTGGGCGTAAGCTACAACACACTAGCCAACGATTTAGAAAGCGTAAACTATTCTAGTTTAAGACAAGGTGCTTTAGAAGAAAGAGATCATTGGAAATGTGAACAGTCTAAAATTATAGATAAGTTTCATAATAAAATTTATGAGCATTGGTTAGATATGGCTTTATTAACTGATTTATTAAATGGATTACCTGCTAGCAAATATAATAAATTTAATACTCCAGTTTGGAAACCTAGAGGTTGGCAGTGGATTGACCCTAAAAAAGAAATTGATGCTTTAGCTGTTGGAATGGCGAATGGTTTTATTTCTTATTCAGATGTACAGGCTAGTTATGGTAGAGATATTGAAGATGTTTTTGCACAAATACAGTATGAAAGAGAAATGGCAAAAGAATATGGTATTACTACAGCATTTGAACCATTTGGTTCACCAGAAAAAATTGCTGATGTTACTGGAAATGATGAGGAAAATTAGATAAGAATAAACTATGGAAACTAAACATATTCAGAATATAGAAGAAACTGATGAAAGTTATATTATTGAATTTGGTAAATCAGAAGAAGATATATCTGAATTTTTAGATGAAGAAAACGATAGAGCATTATCAGATATTGATACTGTTCCTACAGACGGTATGGTTGCAGAAGCCAAAAAAGGTTTAGAGTGGCGTCGTGAATTTGGGAGAGGTGGAACAGCAGTTGGTATAGCTAGGGCTAGGTCTATTGCAAATAAACAAAAACTTTCGATTTCTACTGTTAAAAGAATGTATAGTTTTTTTAGTAGACACGAAGTTGATAAACAAGCAGAAGGATTTAGTGCAGGCGAAGACGGATATCCGTCAAATGGTAGAATTGCTTGGGCATTATGGGGAGGCGATGCAGGTTTTAGTTGGGCAAAAAAGAAAGTAGGTCAAATTAAAAACGAGGAAGAAAAAGATATGTCAGAAGAAATTGAAACAAAAGAAAATAAAACCCCTATGAAATTAGAAAGGGTTTTTCATTTAGATAAATCAAAATCAAAAGCATACGATGAAGATAAACGAACAGTTGATTTAGCCTTTTCATCAGAGGAACCATATCCAAGAAGTTTTGGTATGGAAATTTTATCTCATAAAATGGATGATGTGGATATGAAGTTTTTGCAAAGTGGTAACGCGCCTTTATTGTTAGATCACGATGCAACAAAACAGATTGGTGTAATTGAGAACGCTTCTATTAGCGAAAACGACAAGGTCGGTCGTGCTACAGTTAGATTTGGAAACTCTAATCTTGCTAGAGAAGTCTTTCAAGACATAGTAGACGGTATCAGAAAGAATATTTCTGTCGGATACGAAGTAACCAATATGGTCAAAATGGAACGCAAGAAAGAAGATGAAATGGATTCTTATCGTGTTTCTTGGAGACCACTTGAAGTGTCTAGTGTTTCCATACCTGCTGATACTACAGTAGGCGTTGGTCGATCTAGACAAGAACAACAACAACAAACAAAGGAGAAAAAAACTATGGATGAAAACGTAGTAGAAACTCCAAAGGTAGAAAAGCCAAGTGTTGATGTTAGACAAATCACAGAAGATGCAAGAAAAGAGGAAGTAGCACGAATTAAAGAAATTTCAGCTCTTGGTGCTAAGCATAACTGTTCTGATTTAGCCGAAAAGGCTATGCAAGACGGTAACTCAGTTGCAGAATTTAGAGGTATTGTTCTAAATCACATCGGTAACGCTAAACCTTTGGAACAGAAAGCTGATGAACTCGGCTTATCTAAAAAAGAAGCAAGAGATTACTCTTTAGCTAAAGCTATCAAAGCTATGGCAACCAAAGACTGGTCAAATGCACAGTTAGAAAAAGAAGCATCAGAAGAAATTGCTAAGAGATCAGGTAAAACCCCTAGAGGTGTATTTGTTCCTAGCGATGTTTCTTGGTATCAAAGGGACTTAACACAAGGTACTGCGACAGCAGGTGGTAACTTAGTTGCTACTGATTTACTTGCAGGTTCTTATGTTGATGCACTAAGAAGTGCTTCATACGTAAGAGAAGCAGGTGCTACTGTACTAAGTGGTTTACAGGGCGATGTTGCAATCCCTGCAGCAAACGCTACAACAACAGCATACTGGGTAGCAGAAAACGGAGCACCTACTGAAGGAGCTCCAACATACAGACAGATTTCAATGAATCCGAAAACTGTAGCTGCTTATGTAGACATCTCAAGACATCTTATGATGCAGTCTACTCCTGCGATTGAAACAATCGTAAGAACAGACGTAATCACAGGTCTTGCTAATGCTGTTGATAAGGCGGCCATTCAAGGTACAGGTTCATCAAACCAACCTACTGGTGTAATCAACCAGTCTGGTATCGGTTCTGTTGCTCTTGGAACTAATGGTGGTGCCGCTACTTATGGCGACATTGTAGACTTATGGAAAGAAGTTGCTACAGACAATGCTCTTTTAGGCAACCTTTCTTTCTTTACCAGTCCTTTACAGGCATCAAGATTGATGCAAACAGTTAAAGTATCATCTACTGATTCAGTAATGATTATGAACGATAGAGATTCTTTATTAGGTTACAAGTTGTACACAACAACAAACGTACCAGATAACCTAACAAAAGGAACTTCATCTGGAGACTGTTCTGCTATCGTATTTGGTAACTGGGGCGATCTGTTTATTGCAGAATGGGGCAACCTAGACGTTATGGTAGACCCATATTCATTATCAACACAAGCGGCAACAAGAATTGCAGCTTTCTATGATATTGATATTGCAGTAAGACACGCAGAGTCTTTCTCAGCTATCTTAGACGCAAACGCATAAATATAAATAACGAGGGGGGAATTGACTCCCCCCTTTCTCTCATATAAATTTATTCTATGAAAATTAAAATCTTAAAAGCAACATATATAAAAGGCGAGTTTGTAGCAGTTGGTCAAATTGTTGATGCACCAGAAAATGATGCACAATACTTGATTGGCATGGGTAAAGCTATAAAGACAGATGAATCTGTAAAAGAAGTTGAACCAGAAGCAAAAGCTGAACCAGTTAAGAAGAAAAAAAAACTGTTCACACGCTAACTAAAACTAATTCATCTTTTTTAGTAAGCACTAATCAATGGAAATCCCTTTTAAAAAAGTAGATATAGATTGGATTGATATTGTTAGTTTTGCAGAATGGATGGATAAAGAAGAAATATCCCAATTAAAACCTAGAAACTGTAACACCAAAGGTCATCTTTTTAAAAAAGATAAAGATGTAATTATAACTTTTGCTTCCGTTTGTTTTGATGAAGAAGGAAAGATAGAATCATTTTCCGACATAACTGTCATACCTACAAAAAATGTGATAGACATAAGATATGATTGAAGATGATGAAATTAGGGATATATACTTAAACACAGATGACTTTGCCCAAGTTGCAACGTACACACCACAAGGAGGTTCGGCTTCTACTATTTATGGTATTCTTGACCAAGAGTCAGAGGATATTAGTGGAGGTGGGGAAG